CACGGAGGACGCAAAGGGATCAGCAAATCAGATCGTTCAAACTTCTGTTGCAAAAAAGAGGATCATATATCCATTACTAAGATTAATCGAATATCATGTCAACACAGAAATAATCCCAGAGTTTGGAGTTGAGGGAGTAAGATACAAATACAAGATTTTCGATATAGATGAAGAAACGAAGAAATGGGGATTATACAAGATGCAGACAGAATCAGACCTAAAAACAGTTAATGAAATTAGAAATGCAGAAGGACTAGACGAAATAGAAGGCGGAGACGAAACAGGAAGTATGAGAGCAGACAGACAACAAGCAGAAGATAGAGCAGCATTCTCCGAGGAACCATTGCAACAAGAATCAGACAAAATCAATAGAGATAGCCAAGATACTCGAGATAAGATGTCCAACAAGAAAGCATTTCTTAAATTCAAATATGCCAAACGAACAGGGTCTCCAGGACATTATATTTATTGGTATAAGAATCCAAAAACTGGGAAATTGGAGAGTGGAGATAAGCCAGAAAAACCAAAAAGAAGTAAAGAACATAATGAAGCGGTAGAAGATGCTAAAGAGCAGATATTTAGATATGGTAGTACAGCAAACGAGGCTGTTGTCGCAATGGAAGAAAACAATCCATCATTAACAAAAGAAGAATTAATGGAAATAGCCTTGGACGTAGAAAAATATTATGACGAAAATTTTGAGAAAATGACTGCAATAGAGATGAACGATTCTTATAAGCCAGAAACTAAGGCGCAAACAACCGACTCGCCAACTGTCCTGGGATCAAACGAAGAAATGAGTCCATCGGAAAAGAAACTTAAAAAAGAAATAACAGACCTCTTGAAAAGCAATAAAGAAAAGGTGTTCGAACTTTTAGATGACCAGGGCAAACCAGAACAATTATTACAAATTAAGAGTGTAGACGATCTCCCTGGAATTATCAAAAAGATATTTAGTATTTTTACATTCAAAAAGGTAGTAGACGAAGTTATAAGTTTTCAGTTTAATTTTGGCTGGGAGAAATCCGAAAAGCAAATCGATAAGAATGTGCCAATGAATAACAAAGCAGTTGAATTTTTACAGAATCATACGTTTGACAATATTAAAGACATGACCGAAGAAATAGCAAATGATTTGAAAGCAGAGTTAAGCAGAGGAATAATAAACGGTGAGGGAATCGCGAAGCTAAAAAAGAGAGTGACCAAAGTGTTTGATGTCGGAGATAATCGAGCTGAGATGATTTCTAGAACTGAGGTAAACCGGGCAGAAAACAATGGAAAGTTATTGGCAATGAAAGCATCCGGATTAGACATGAATAAGCAATGGATAACTCATAAAGATGATAGAACTTCAGCAATTTGTAATAGGTTGGATAGACAGGTAGTCGGCTTGGATGAAGATTTTGAAGATAAGGATTGGTCTGGGCAAAGTCCTCCGAGCCATGTAAATTGCAGATCCACAATTATATTTATCGACAAAGAAGAAGATTAATCCTTCTAAATTTTTGAAAATAGGTTTATAACATATTTTGATTTAGACAATCTATGGACCAAGAAGCAAGTTTCACGTTTACAACTCCACTTAATGTTAATATAGTTACTTTGAAGGGTGAAGAACATCTATATGTCGAGGGAGATATTTCTACAACCGACATAGACTTCGTAAGTGATATCATGACAAAGAATTGTCAGGAGAGCATGCAAAGGCAAATTTTAGATCGTAACATGAAATTAGATTTGGAGCATGAAGCATTCAGGGGAGAAACTCATGAGGAAAAAGAGATCAACAAAACAAGAATCCCTGCAGGAAAGATAATCGATGCAACTGTTAAAGATTTAGGAGATAATAGATATTCAACAAGTGTCAAAGCAGAGATCAATAGACACAACCCAAATTATAAATCGATTAGAGGAAACTTAGTGGAGAAATACTTGGACGCTTTCTCGGTAGCATTCTTACCAACCGACATATCGTATGAACAAAGAGAAGGTAAATCTATCAGAATGTTAAATGATGTTATTTTACTAAACGTTGCAATGACAGGCAACCCATGTAATACAAGAGCCCAAATGTCAGAAGTATTCACAAAATCAATGGACGCATTAGAAGAATATAAGAAAAAGAAATTAATAGACCCAAGCGTAGAAGGACAGCTCACCGTAAAGAGCAAATCACATTCATCCGTAAAAGCGGGAGATACAACTAAATATAACACAAAAAATTCTAAGATGACAGAAAAAAACGAAGAAGGAACTGAAGCAGACGAAGGAAACGACGAAAGCGAAGGTTCAGAAACCGTTGAAGCAAAATCAGTTGAAATGTTAAAATCTATTTCATTAGAGTTGAAGTCTATGAACGAAAAGTACGACGCTGTGGCGAAAGATAATGTTTCTATGAAGGAAGCTCAATCAGAAATGAAGAGTGAACTTGCTAAGATTACAGAAGCTTTGAAACAGCCAGTACACAAGTCCATGAACAACAATACTAACGAAGCAGACAAAAAAGCATTAGCTGAAGGCAAATCTGTTGATCCTTTAGAGCTTTGCTAATATGGGAAGAGCATTCACGGGAAGTGTAGCTGAAGATTTCGATTTTCAAGGCGCATATTTCCATTCATTCGCTAATTTACAAGCAAAGACTAAATATTGGGACCCAGTAAGTGGAGTTGATTTGAGGCTTAAAGCTGATTTGAAAGCTACCACTACAACACAAGGTGGAGCCGGAACTGCAGGATATGCAATGATTCCAGTTTATTTATCTCCTTTGCTGATTGATCAGACAAGGAAACGAACACCACTTGTTGAGTTACTACCTCGAGTTACAAACTTGGGTATGTATGCTGACTGGAACGAAATCACTGAAAAAGGGGTAGCCTTTACTGCATTGGAAGATGGTGCGTTTGGAGAATCTAACGATACAATCGATCGTTTCTCTACGCCAATCAAATTCCTTTATTCAGTTGGAAGAGTTACTGGACCTGCACGAGCAGCGCAACCTGCGTTCGTTCTTGAAGGCTTTCAGGGAACTGGTTCTGGTTTAGGTGGAAGCGCATTCGGAAACGTTGCAGCTTCTAACGCTATGCAATTAAGAGTCTTAACTGCAGCTAGAGCACTAAAGGAATTGGAAGAAAGTTTAATCGTTAATGGTGACGCATCCACAGACGCAACTGAGTTCTCAGGTATCGTAAAGTTACAGGGAACAACAAACGTTGTTGATTTGGACGGAGTAGCACTAACATACGATAGCATTGAAGAAGCGGTACAGAATTCATTTGATGACAGCGGAAACGTTAAGTTAGCAATTGGGTCAAGTTCTGCAGTAAGAGATGTGCGAAAGATTATATTGGATACATTCCGATATTCTCCAAGCGATGTCCCTTCAGGCGTATTGCCATTCGGTGTACCCTCTGCGGTATTACTTCAAACAATGGTAGGACCAGTTCCACTGATTCCATCACAATATTTGAGCAACACTTCAGGCGCAAAACAGATTTACTTCCTTGATACAGATTACATCGAGATGCGTGTACTACAAGATACGACATACGAAGCATTAGGTAAAACTAACGATTCGGATAAGTTCTATTTGAAACAGTACCAGTGTCTAGTGATGAAAAATCCAAGCTTTAACAGTTTTATAGACAATATATTGTAAATATAATTTTATTTTTTATTTTTATTTTAATATTCTCGGCCGGAGAATAAAAAAAACGGCAAGTGCCAGAACAGGCATTCCAACTAAATCACACAGGAGGTAAAAAAAATAGCAGCAATATTAATAGCAGATTGTACAGTAACAAACGACCCTCAAGTAGGGTTCAATGTTTACAAGATAGTTACTCCAGCAACAGCTGATGATGCAGACACTATCGACATAAGTTCACTTGTGAGTATCAGTAAGATAGTCTCGGCTTCATGTTATGGCGCAACTGACGACTGGGAACCAATCCTAGTAATTACAGACGCGACAGGACTACTGATTCCAGGTAGTACTGACAACGAAGCAAGAACAATCTACGTAATGGGTCGTCTTTAATTGCCGTTTTTGAATTAAAATGGTAAGAGACGGAACAGTAAGCGGAGACATGACTGGAGACAGAGTGTACAAAGATAAGATGACTGTTGAGGGAAATTTTAGTCGAAGTCCAGAAAGATACTATCTTGAATGGATGGGTCACAAAGCTGGAGTTAATGGAGACATTGATGCAGTTTATACAACTGAAGTAGCTCGAAATGTGAGTACAGATTTTGAAATACTGGGAGATAACGGAGTAAGTGCATTAAGCACATATTCGGCAACACTCGCAGCAATGACAATGACTACTGATACGGCAGATAACGATCAGATGATTTTATTGCCACATTTGGATAGTGAATATTCACAATGGACCGGAGTTAAATGGGGAACTGAAAACCAGGTGATCTGGGAAGCAGCAATCACCACAGGCTCAACAGTAACATCGAGTTTGCTTTGGGCAGGTTTGAAATTAACAAACACCCCAACAATAGCAACTGACGATAACCAGGTGTTTTTTAGGTATAGTACAGATGACTCGGACGCAGGATGGGTAGTTGAAAGCTCAATCGCAGGAACAGACACAGCGAAAGCAAGTGGAGTGACATGCGCGGCAGATACAGCTTATAGATTTAGAATTGAAATTGACTCGGATAGAAAAGCACATTGTTATATCAATGATGAACTCGTTGAAGTAACAACAGCTTTAACAGATGATATCGATTTAATTCCATACATAGGTTTACAGAATTTGTCTGCAGCGGCAAGAGCGGTTAACGTACATTACGAAAAAATTTCTAGAGTGTTATTCGAATAAAATGGCAAAAGATAAATTAATCGGACAACAAAAGGAAGTAGAAGTAGCAGAAGTCAAACCAGCTGAACCAAAAGCGTTACAATTTAAGAATGTCGGAAAGGGCATGAAGATTAAATTAGTAGACGGAAGAAAGTTCACATGGCTCACAGTTAAGACTGGAGAAATAGTATCAGTTACAAGGAAGATCGCTAACAAAAACAGACTCGTCGAAGTTAAGTAAACAATTTATTTTTTATTTTTATTTATTTTTCTTGTTTTCAAAAAACAAGAGGTCGCAGGACCTAAATCTAACTAAATGGAGAAACAAAAATGTCAAAAATAACAAAGTACAAAATATCAGCGACAATAGCAGCAGGAGCGACTACAGCCTCAGCTTATAGTGTATCTATAAGAGGTAAAGTCATTGCGGTTGGAGTCGACTATCCGGCAAACACTTGTACTGTTGACCTAGATTCGGATGGAGAAGCAAACGCACAAAAAATCCTAAATCTAGCAGCAGCGAGCACAGACAAGACGTATTATCCTAGAACACCAGTGTGCACAAATACTGGAGCAGAAACGGTTCTATCATATACAGCATTGAAAGTGTACGAACCATTCGTGGTTTACGGAAGAGTAAAATTGTCGTTAGCATCCGGAACAGCCGGAGATACGGTATCAGTGTACTTAATGGTCGAGGAGAATTAAAATGTGGTTCATCAATAATGGTGGGCCAGTTAAGATTCGAATAGGAGAACCAAGCAATTGCTACTGGGCCACAATAGGAAAAGGAGAAGTCGTAGACTTATCAGCAGAGATGGGATTAAGTTATGGATTCTCCATTAAAA